CAGCTACCGCATTTAGTCGCACCATCTTGTCGTTGCCGCGTGAGGGGGAGAATTCTTGTACGGGTATCCCAATGAGTCTAAGTTCTTGTATCAACGGCGCACCCGCCGCCTTTTTCTCCACAATGAATGCGTCAGGCGTCCACTCTTTGTAATGCTTTAGTGCAATTTCTTTGAGTTCCGGGAAAGTCATCCGATCTTTAAACGCATCGAGCAGTATCACGTTGGGGCTGCCGCGGTCCTCGTTATTGTAAAAAACTCCCCACGTTGTGCACGCAGAGTAGTCCGAGTTGTTCTTGGTTTCAAACGCCGTATCCCATGACTGGATGATGTACTCGCACGGGGGTGGATCATCTGCTTCCCATACTTTCCAGTCCTTGCGGCTTACTAAAGCGGACATATCTGACGTGGGGTTTTGCATGTACTGGGCGTTCCAGTAGCGTGGGTCGATGGACTGTCTTGTATTGTTCAGCGCTTCTAGGCTCCACTGGGCAGGCCACAGGCTTTTCTCGTGGTCGGTACCCGCATCTAAGATTGCAGGAAGTTCCACAATTTCCCAAGGAACGGTGTCCGGGTTTTTGATCTGGTAGTCAATCAAACGCCCTGTCAAATCTAGCAACGACCACCTGGTCATGATGACAATGATCGCCCCGCCCGGCATCAGACGCTGCAAAGGTCCGGTTTGGAACCAGCTCCACGCATTATCAAAGCCCAGACGGCTGTTGGCCTTCATGTCCTGTTCGGAGTGGGGGTCGTCAATTACGAAAAGATCTGCACCGCGACCAGCCAAAGCCCCGCCAACACCAGCTGCGTAATACTGACCACCAGCACCAGTACTCCACTTCCCAGCCGCTTTCTGATCGTCGGCAACGACGGTGTTTGGGAACACTTCTCTGTATTCTTCGCTATCAATTAAGTTCCTTACACGCCTGCCAAAGTCTTCGGAAAGAGACGCCGTGTGCGTTCCCATGATGATCTTCTTTTCAGGAAAATTCCCTAAAAAATAGGCGGGGAACAAGTAAGACGAGAACTCCGATTTACCCATACGTGGCGCTATGTTGATTATGACGCGCTTCTTCTTGCCGTCAATCACATCTTGGAATATCTTAGCCAGCTTTTTGTGGTGGGGGCCTACTTTGAAGCCCGGATATACACGTTTGGCAAACTCAATGGGGTTCGTTTGCGCTGCATGTAGCCCAAACCGATGTTCTTTTTTTTCAAGATCAGCTAAAAATGCCTGTTTTTCAACCGTATTCATGTCTTTGAGCGCCATTTGCGCTGCCATGGCCTCTTGCGGTGTGAAAAAATCTAGGTTCATTCGCTTTTTTCGGGCAGTTCGTCTACATCTACGATGTCTACTGCCCCCATATACCGCCCCAACTTCTCTTTGATCCGAGCATCGAGCTCTTCGTCGCTTACATCTTCGTTTTTTATTTGGACTCTGTCTGTAAACAGGGCCACTTCCGTCACTTTTCCTAGTAATTCCAAGGCTTTAAGGCGTATACGGGCGTCTGGGTGGTCGGTTTCTTTTACTATTTTTGATACACTCATCGACCTTAAACTTTCCGCCTGCTCGACAAACTTCCACTGGTAGGCCGTCACCATACCAACGGCACTTTTTATCTCTTCTGGGAGGTCTAATTCTAAAAGGCGCTGCTTCGCTCGGGGGTCTTGGGTGGTCAGGGCGTTGAACGCGTCTGCTACCTTTTCTTGCTGGGCTTCGGACAGAATCTCGTCGTCCTCGTCTGCAAAGTCTTTTAGCCACTGGCTGGTTTTGTGCTGGGCGCTGAGTGTTTGCGCTGGGGTGAGGGATTCTGCGGGGGTAAAAGGGCTACTCTCTGACAGAATGTCAGGAACAAAGTCTGCGGCGGATGCGGAAACTAAATGCTCTAAAAACAAAATTTCCCCTTTGGTTGCGTGTGGTGCTCACGAGTACACGTAGTGTACTCGGTTTTTTAATTTTTGTGTATACTTTCCTTACCGTGGTTTTTACTCCTTCGTTTGGACCACGGTTCCTTGTCGTGAGTCACCGATTCTCACGCTTTAGCCCCCACCTAATCCGTGGGGGTTTTTTTATTTGTATACTAGGCGTGTCCTTCACGTGGACCCGGGGGTGGTGGCTTTTTAGCTTCGCATACTTTGGTGCTACTACCCCCACCTACCATCTGTCTAATCTTTGACATACCCCCCTCATTTTTTTATAAAATTTTGCTGTATGTTGTTGATTTTATACAACTTTTGACATTTTTTAGTTTTGCGGCTAAGGAACAGTGATCTATGTGCTATGCCCGCATGATTGCCTAACAGGTTGGTGGGTATCGGGTGGGTGATGAAAGTCGCCAAAACCGCACGGAATGGTACATTTAATCATCGAGAAACAGTTCTCGGTTGCACAGCAATGTGTATCTATCAATGGGGACAAATGTCCCCGCTTTCTTTTGGAGAATCAAAATGTCTTTAATCAAATCATACAAGTCGTTCGTATCCAGCAAACTCGCATGGGCAACGGATTTGGCAAACGCTTTGGGTAATAAGAAGTACCTACCCGAAGATGTTGTGGAGTCTTTGGCTCAGGCTCACGCCGAGGCTTACGGGGAGAAATACGGGGAGACGATTTACTTTCAGCAATCCGTTGGAGGGTCTTGGTACTTTTACTCTGACGAGTCTTGCGAGAGGGAACAACGGCACGACGCCGCAACGAAGCAATGGCAACGCAACGTCGCCCCGTATCACAAGGTGACTAAGAAGGCTTCGAGCCACACGAGCAAGAAGGTTGACCCCATCGCTGTCAAGTCTAAGGCAATCAAGTCATGGGGCATGACCAAGGCGCAAGTGCTCAAGGCTGTTGAGTTGGCGTTCGCCAAGTAATCAGGGACATTTGTCCCCAACAAGTTGTACAGAATAAGCAGAGCAAGTCGAGCGGGCGAGGCTTCTCTGCTGTTTCGTTTTCTGTCAAATCGCCCGACATTCCACAACAAGTACCACAACACAGGAGTAAATCATGGCATCAATGAAACACTTAGCAACACCTTTGTATGAACACACCTGCCCTGCCTGTCAGTTCTTAGGGACTGTGCTTGTGCCTATCCAAGACTACCAACTTGCTGATATGTACAAATGCGATAGGTATTTCACACTCAGGTTCAGCAACGACCCGTCAGATGAAAGGTCAGGCACAGACGAAAGCCTAGCCTTTTGGTTTAGAACATACAAGGAACAGGTATGAAAATCCCAATACAAAGCAGGCACAAGGCTAACACCCTTAAACGCCACCGCTATACCCGCAAAGCAATCAAGCGCCCAATGCTTATGGCATCAGGCAACAAGCGACACACCCTTTGCACCCGTTTGTACCTACGCTTTAGCAGTAGCAGTCCATGTATCCGCTTTAACTAACCAACCAAGGAGAATCAACCATGAAAATCAAACACAACGCAACAGGCTGGGTCGTCATCTACAAAGAGGACGGCTTCATCACCGAGTTCCAACGAGAGCCTAACGGCATCATGAAAATCCACGACCATGAAAGGACGGCACAAAATGCACGCAAGAAACGGGGCATCAATGACGGGTTCAACGATGGCTGGTTCGTAACAACGACTGTCGCCTTGGCTCGTGCGAAGTGGGCTATTTGAAAAGGGTTGGGGACAAATGTCCCCACTCTCTGCAACGTGTTGTGGAGAACCCCATAAAATACCCCATTTTGCCAATAGTCTACCTTTTAAGGTCTAGTGGACACCAAGTGGACACCCGCTCACCCAAGCGCAGTAAGGCACAGGCAGAAAGGTGTCCTATATATATACATATAAAGACAAAGACATTTATATATATAGGTGATTTAGTTTGTCTTTACCTTGGAAACTTTACTTCTTTGTTTAGTTTAATAATTTCCTATTTCACGTATATACCTAGTGCACACCACCGATCAAGCCTGTTACTATATGCCCATGCAGGTGTCCACATGACGGGCAGGTATACCTTAAATGGTGGACACTCCTGCCAAAACCTGCCCGAAATAGGAACGAGCCATGCAAAACACAAACGACTTGGGGACAAATGTCCCCACCACAGACGACAACAAGCAAGAACTACTGTCATCAACCTTTTTGCAGTCTTGTGCAAAATGCGGGGTCCAAAAACCAAAAAAGGAATTTCTCAAGCGACTGACTCTTGCTCAGACTAGGGCTGTGCTCAGACAACCCAGCGCCACGACACGCTTCACGACCACGTCAAAGCACTGCAAAACCTGCCGAGAAAAACAGCGGAGTCGTAAGCCATTAACGACCAAGCAAATCCGTACCCGCATAACGACAGGCGATATGCCAAGAATCATGGGCGAAATGAAACTAGAAAAGATACGGCAAGACATACCCAAAAAACGGAGCAAAGTAATGAAAGAAACATGGCAAAAGCGCAAAGCCAAGCCCCATGTCCTGCTCAAGCGCAATCTGCAAGATCAGGTGAACCGCATAGGCAACCGCCACTTTGCATCTAAAAACCTACACGAAGTGACACGACTTCAAAATGCCCACGACTACCAAGA